AACAAAGATATATCAGCAGATAGATTATAATGATTCTTTGATTATGGAACATCACATGACAAGAGGCAGATTTTATTGGAAGGATGGTGTTAAAGATTCTGAAGTTATTTGGACTCCAGATTCTAGAGGAAGATTTAAAGTATCGTGGATTCCTAACAAAGGGCTAACTAATAAAAAGATTCAAAAGCATGGAGTGTACTTTCCTCTTAATGAACATATAGGAGCATTTGGGTGTGACTCGTATGATATATCTGGAACAGTGGGAGGAGGAGGTTCTAATGGAGCTCTGCATGGTTTGACTAAGTATAATATGGAAGAAGCTCCGAGTAATGAGTTTTTTTTAGAGTATGTTGCTAGACCTCAAACAGCAGAGATATTTTTTGAAGAAGTATTAATGGCTTGTGTATTTTATGGAATGCCTATACTTGTTGAAAACAATAAACCTAGGTTACTCTATCACTTTAAAAACAGAGGGTATAGAGGTTTTAGCATGAACAGACCTGACAAGCATTACAACAAATTATCAAAGACAGAAAAAGAGCTTGGTGGTATACCGAACACTTCTGAAGATGTAAAACAATCACACGCAGCAGCTATAGAATCATATATAGAAAAACACGTGGGTATAGATTTAGATGGTCATAGTAGGCCTGGAGATGAAATGGGAAGCATGTATTTCATAAGGACTTTAGAAGACTGGGCTAGGTTTGATATTAGTGCTAGAACTAAATTTGATGCTAGTATTAGTTCAGGTCTTGCAATTATGGCAAATCAAAAGAATGTATATCTTCCAGAGAAAAAACAATCAAAAATAAGTCTTAACTTTGCACAATATAATAATAAAGGAACATTAAGTGAATTAATTAGATGAAAGAGGTAAACATAAACATTTCATCTGTAGGATTCCCTAGTCAGTTTGTGTCTGATGCTGAGAAGGCAACTGATGAGTTTGGTTTACAAATAGGGCAGGCTATTCAATATGAATGGTTTCGTAAAGATTCTAACGGATGCCGATACTATAGTCAATGGAGGGACTTTAACAGACTACGCCTTTACGCAAGAGGTGAACAATCCATAGCAAAATATAAAAATGAATTAGCCGTAGATGGTGATTTATCTTATCTTAACTTAGACTGGACTCCAGTTCCTATTATACCAAAATTTGTAGACATCGTTGTTAATGGTATGTCAGACAGGTTATTTAAAGTAAAGGCATATGCTCAAGATGCTATTTCACAAGAACATAGAAGTGAGTATCAAAAAATGATACAAGGTCAAATGGCTGCTAAACAAGTATTGACAGTAATACAAGAAGGCACTGGGTTTAATCCTTTTACAATGAATCCTGATGATTTACCTTCTAGTGATGAAGAGCTTTCTCTTTACATGAATCTAAATTATAAACCGGCTATTGAGATTGCAGAAGAAGAAGCTATTGATACCCTTTTTGCGGAAAATCATTATGATGATATTCGTAAACGTTTAGACTATGATATGATGGTGGCTGGTATAGCTGTAGCAAAACATGAGTTTTTACCTGGTTCAGGAGTTAATGTTTCATATGTCGACCCAGCCAATATTGTTTATAGTTATACTGAAGACCCGCATTTTAAAGATTGTTTTTACTGGGGAGAAATTAAAACTGTTCCTATTGCAGAGTTGATGAAAATTGACCCTACCCTTACAAATGATGATTTAGATAAAATATCTAAATACAGTCAAAGCTGGTATAACTATTTTAATACGGCTCAGTTTTACGAGAATGATATATTCTATCGTGATACTTGTACGTTAATGTACTTTAATTATAAAACCACTAAGAAGATGGTTTATAAGAAAAAGGTTAATGAAAATGGTAACATGAAGATGATAGAAAAAGATGATGGATTTAATCCGCCTGAAGAAATGATGGAGGAGAATAATTTTGAAAAAGTAGAAAAGACAATTGATGTATGGTATGATGGAGTTATGGTTATGGGAACTAACATAATATTGAAATGGGAGCTTGCTAAAAACATGGTAAGACCAAAGTCATCTTCTCAGCATGCAATGCCTAATTATGTAGCTGTTGCTCCTAGAATGTATAAGGGTGTTATTGAATCATTAGTTAGAAGAATGATTCCGTATGCTGATTTGATACAGATGACACATTTAAAGCTACAACAAGTTATTGCTCGTACAGTACCAGATGGGGTATATATAGATGCAGATGGTTTAAACGAGGTTGACCTTGGTACGGGCGCAGCATATAATCCAGAGGATGCACTGCGTTTATATTTTCAAACAGGTAGTGTGATTGGTAGAAGCTATACGCAAGAAGGTGATTATAATCAAGGTAAAATTCCTATACAGCAACTAACTAGCAATTCAGGCGCTTCTAAGACGCAAATGTTAATTGCTAACCTAAATCATTATTTAGACATGATACGCGCTGTAACAGGCTTAAATGAAGCGAGAGATGGTACAATTGCCAACTCTGACGCTTTAGTAGGTGTGCAAAAATTAGCAGCATTAAGTTCTAATACCGCTACTCGTCATATATTAGATGGAAGTCTTTATATATATAGAACGTTAGCTGAGGCTTTAACTTACAGAGTAGCGGATATTTTAGAGTATGCAGACTTTAAAGATGACTTTATAAATAAAATAGGTAAATACAATGTGAGTATTCTTGAAGATATTTCAGACCTATACATATATGACTTTGGTGTTTTTATAGAACTTTCACCTGATGAAGAACAACAAGCTTTATTAGAGCAGAATATTCAAATGGCTTTATCTAAACAAGATATAAACCTTGAAGATGCTATTGATATACGTGAAATTAAAAACATAAAGCTAGCTAATCAATTACTTAAAGTTAAGCGTAAAGCAAAACAAGAAGCAGACCAGCAAAGAGAAGCGCAAATGCAACAAATGCAATCTCAACAACAAATGCAAATGCAACAAATGAAAGCTCAAATGGATGCACAAAAAATTCAAATGGAGATGGAAGCTAAGCTTAAATATAGAGAAGCAGACATACAATTTGAAATCCAAAAGCAGGCTGCGGAAGCAGATTTAAAAGCTCAGTTAATGAAACAAGAGTTTCAATATAGTATGCAGCTTCAGGGTATGACACAAGAGCAATTAGGCATGAGAGAAAGTGCAAAAGAAAAAGCTAAAAGCGACAGAATAAGTCAGCAAAGCACTGAACAGTCCGAGCTTATAAATCAACGTAAAAATAATTTACCTCCTAAGAATTTTGAATCTAATGAAGATTCCTTAGACGGGTTTGACCTTGCAGAATTTGAGCCAAGATAGTGTTTAAATTTTGCGTAACTTTGCAACTAAATTAAATTAAATCAAATGGATATTAAAGTAAGAGAAGTAACGGCTGAAGAAAAGTCGTCTCAACAAATAGAACAAGAACTCCTTGATAAGCATGAGGAGAAACAGCAGTTAGAAACTGCACAAGTTGATTCTACTGAAACACAAGAAGAAACTGTAGAACAAGACAATACAACAGAAGATAATACGGATAAAGTTGAAGCTCCTGTAGAACAAGAAACTTTAACTCCAAAAGAGTTAGACGAAAATGAAGTTCTTTCATATATTGGAAAAAGATACGGTAAGGAAATTAATTCTATTGATGAATTAGTTAGCAAGCGTGAGGAAAGCGAACCGCTTCCTAAAGACGTTGCTGCTTACCTAAAGTATAAAAAAGAAACTGGACGTGGTTTTAATGACTTTGCAAAACTGCAAAGAGATTACACTGATTTAAGTCCAGATGCTTTGCTACGTGAATATTACTCTATAACTGAAGAAGGTTTAGATTCAGAAGATATAGATTTATTGATGGAAGATTTTGTTTATGACGAAGATGTTCATGAACCAACTGAAATTAAAAAAATAAAACTAGCAAAGAAAAAAGAGATTGCTAAAGCTAAAAAGTTTTTACGTCAACAACAGGAACAATACAAACAGCCCCTTGAGTCAAGGGAAAGTTCTGCCTCTGTAAATAACGATGAACTAATAGAATATAGGCAATATTTAGAGTCAGCTAAAACACATCAAGAAGAAGCAACTCAGAAAAGAGAATGGTTCGTTAAAAAAAGTGACGAAGTATTCAGCTCCGAATTTAAAGGTTTTAAATTCAACATAGGAGAAAATGAGTTAGTGTATTCGCCAGGTAGTGCTTCTGAACTTAAAAAAGCTCAAGAAAGTCCTTTAAATTTTATAAATAAATATATGGATTCACAAGGCTTTATGAAAGATGCAGAGGGATACCACCGTGCTTTAGCTATTGCAATGAATCCTGAAAAGTTTGCTCAGTTCTTTTATGAACAAGGGCAATCACAGGCAACTGACGATGTAATACGTAAAACAAAAAATGTCAATATGACTGAGCGTAGTGCACCAGAGGTTTCTGTCAAATCAGGTTTTCAAGTGAAAGCAGTTTCTCAGCCTTCGAGCAAAGGACTGCGAATTAAGAGTATAAAAAAAACGTAATAATAATTTAAAATAATATAACATGGCAGGACAAGTAAAAGCAACGCCAACATTCGCGTTGACTCCGAGTTCAGAAAGAACTCCAACAGCCCAAAACTATATTGTAAATTTTGATTTCTTAAATCAGTATCTTCCTGATACGTATGAAAAAGAATTTGAAAGATACGGTAATAGAACGATTTCTTCATTCTTAAGAATGGTAGGAGCGGAAATGCCTACAAACTCAGACCTTATCAAATGGGCTGAACAAGGTAGGTTACACACGAAATATACACAAGTAGGTACTGCAGTAGCAGCAGGTCAAGACCAAGCTATATTTCAGGTAAACGATGCAATCGACCCAGCGACTGCTGAGCAAGTAATCAGAGTAGGACAAACAGTAGTGATTGTTCAAAACGATGGTTCAGGTCTTAACAAAGCAGTTGTAAGTGCAGTAAACAATGCCGGTGGTGGTAAAGGACAGTTCACAGCTGACTTTTATGAAGCAGGTGGTTTAGTAACTTCAGGTACTGGAGCAGGTAACGCAGATGTTACAGTGTTTATTTACGGTTCAGAATTTAAAAAAGGAACAGCAGGTATGGTAGGTTCATTAGAAGCTAATGACTTTATCTTCGATAACAAACCAATCATTATTAAAGATACGTATAACGTAGCTGGTTCTGATATGGCTCAAATCGGATGGGTAGAAGTTACTACTGAAGATGGTGCTACTGGTTACCTTTGGTACTTAAAATCTGAGCACGAAACAAGATTAAGATTCGATGACTATTTAGAAACAGCTATGATTGAAGCTGTACCTGCAGAGCAAAACTCTGGAGCTGCTGCAATCTTAGGAAGCGCAGGTGGTGCTGCTAACCCAGGTGCTGGGTCAGACGGTATTTTCTATGCAGTTTCTCAAAGAGGAAACATCTGGGACGGTGGTAATCCAACTACCTTAGCAGACTTCGATTCAATCATTAGTAGATTAGACAAACAAGGAGCTATTGAAGAAAATGTAATTTTCGCAAACAGACAATTCATTTTTGATATGGACGATATGTTAGCTGCTCAAAACTCTTACGGAGCGGGTGGTACTTCTTACGGTCTATTTGACAATGACGAAGAAATGGCATTGAACTTAGGATTCTCTGGATTCAGAAGAGGATACGATTTCTATAAGACTGATTGGAAATATTTAAACGACCCTACAATGAGAGGTGGTTTACCATCAGGTGCAGGTTCAGGTAAAATCAATGGACTATTAGTTCCAGCTGGTTCTACAAGTGTTTATGACCAAATTCTTGGTAAAAACGCTAAGAGACCTTTCTTACATGTTAGATATAGAGCTTCAGAAACTGAAGACAGAAGATATAAGACTTGGATTACTGGTTCTGCTGGTGGTGCTGCAACGTCAGATATCGATAACATGCAAGTAAACTTCTTGTCTGAGAGAGCTGTATGTACTCTAGGTGCAAACAACTTCTTCTTATTCCAAGACTAATACTTAATTACAAGGGGTACAGCAATGTGCCCCTTTTTTAAATTTTAAATTAAATTAAATCAAATGAAAAAAGAAAAGACAAGTCCTAAAATGGACACAGTAAAAATTACTCCCAAAAAATCTACACCAAAGTTCGTAGATAAACAATATAAACTTACAAGAGAAACAGCTCCCTTATCTTTGATATTAGCATCAAGGCATACAACAAGGTTTCCGCTGTTACACTTTGATGAGGACACTGGTCTTAATAGGCCTCTTAGATATGCAAGAAACCAGAACTCTCCATTTCAAGATGAGCAAGATGATAACGCTATTGTTGAGCCAATTGTATTTGAAGATGGATTCTTACATGTACCAAAGAATAATCAGGTACTTCAAAAGTTCATGGATTTACATCCAGGGAAAGGAAGAATATTTGTGGAAGTTAATAAAGCAAAAGAAGCTGCTGAATTAGTTGAAGACTTAAACTTAGAAGTTGATGCTTTAATTGAAGCAAGACAGCTAACAGTTGAACAAGTTGAAAACGTAGCTAGAGTTTTATTTCAGAATGATGTATCAAAAGTTACAACAGCTGAATTAAGAAGGGATATATTAATATTTGCAAAACAAAACCCTGGTGGTTTTATGAATTTATTAAAAGACCCGGCTCTTAAATTTAATGCTGACATACAAAACATTTTAGATAAAAATCTAATACAGTTAAGAAACAATAAGAAAGAGGTGTGGTTTAACACAGATTCAAATAAAAAGAAAATGTGTAATATACCATACGGTGAAGACCCTTTATTCATAATAGGTTCTTACTTTCAAAGTGATGAAGGTCTTGACTCTTTTAAGCATTTAAAAGCGTTAGCAAAAAATTCGTAACTTTGCTTTTTGTTTAACCCATAAAATTTTTAACATGGCAAAATATATAACTTTAGATACAGCAAGTGACGGTAATGTTCACATCAACACAGATTCAATTCTTTATGCAGAAACAGCAAGTTCAACTGCAGGAGAAATTTATCTGACTAATGGAACACACAAAATGACAGTTACTGGAACTGGATTAACTTCAGGCTTTAGTGCAAATGTAAATGCAGCATTAGTTACTGCAGCAGAAACATCTTGGACAAACGCAGCAATACCAGTAGCTAAAACTGGTGGACTAGTGTTTACTAGTG